GTGCCTTTGCACCCATGTTATCCAAGCAGTACCCCGGCAAGATCAGTATCTACAAAGACTTAGGTATGCGTATCCAAGATAGGCAGACTGCAATGAAGCCGGGCCGTGCGTTCACCGCCATGTTTCCTGAGGTTGATCACAAGCAGGTCATCATGTTTGTTGATAGTTTCTTAAACAGTTTCGCCAAGCGTGACCTCAAGCTAGAAGTATCCAGTGAGCGTAAGGATTTCAAGCTGGCATACTCTGGTCACCAAGCACCTATGGAGAACATTGATACCACATGGACTCGTAAGTCTTCTTCCTCTAGCTGTATGCGGTATGAGTTCGAGCACCTCAAGTGCCACCCCGCAGAAGTCTATGCTAGTGGTGACTTTGAGATCGTCACAGTGTTTGATGGTGACATGCGTGTTGCTGCTAGGTGTGTTGTATATGTCGCACATGATAGTGGTGTGCCTCAAGCTGGGCCTATCTATGGTGTATCAGAACAAGCACTTGACATGATAGACAGTCATCTGATAGGTAGAGATGCAGAGATGAAAAATCCAGACTGGGTTGGTGCTAGACTGCTTGCAGTACCAGAGGATGCAGACGAAGATCCACCCACCAGTTTCATTGGGCCTTACCTAGACGTAGAGCCACGCACTCTTGATCTTACCTGTGATGAGAAGCACCTAGTGCAGGATCATTGTGGTGAGATAGATGCAAGCAACTACCAAGGTATCATATTATCAGGCGGTTCTCAGTGTATCTGTTGTGGTGATAGGGTTAATGATGACTATGCAAACTACTCAGAGTATTACGAAGGTGATTGTTGTGAGGATTGCTACAACGAGAATCATTTCTTCTGCGAGTATGCACAAGAGTCCTTCCATGTCGACAGCTCTCGCACAGCTTATGCTCTAGACAGTCGGGGTAGAACAGAAGAACTCAGGGTCTCTGATTGGGCAGTGCAAGAAGGTGATATGTTTGTTTGGTGTACAGACCATAAGAACTGGCACATAGATGATGTACAATATTGTGAGTACGAAGACGAGTGGATTTCACCTGACAATATGAAAGACTACTTCAGATCAGACTGGGATGGCGAACTGTACAACAATGATATGCTGTGTAATACAGTAGATGATGAAGAGGTATCACGGGAAGAGCTTAGTCAAGATAGTACGTGGAAGATAAACTCTGAATCAAAATGGTATAAAGAAGAGGAAGAAGAATAATGTATAGCTTAATTGAAATGCTACGATACAAACGACCTGAGGGTAGTGAAACTCAACGAGAGTTCTGCCGCAGGTTTCTGGAACCTATGTTTGGTTTGCCTGACAGACATGGCAACTACATACTAAGCCTAGGTAAAAACCCTAACCTGTGCTTCACCGCACATCACGACACAGTGCACAAGACTGAGGGTATGCAGAAGTTACTGGTGATCAACGATGTTATATCTGTTGCAGACCCTATGACATCTAGCTGCCTTGGTGCTGACTGTACTACTGGCATTTGGCTGATCCTTAATATGATTGAGGCTGGTATTGATGGTGTGTATGTTATCCATGCGGCAGAAGAGGTTGGCTGTAAGGGTAGCAGAGCCTTGGTAAATGACAACCCCCTATGGCTGAGTAGTATTGACGCAGTTATCTCCTTCGATAGGTTCGGTGACACGTCTGTAATCACACATCAGATGGGTGTACGTACTGCATCAGATGCATTTGCTAAGTCCTTTGCTGAAGCTCTTGATATGCCACAGCTTATTGGTGACAGTGGTGGTTCATACACTGACAGTAACGAGTACATCCATGTTGTGCAAGAGTGTACTAACATCAGTGTAGGATACTATGGTCAGCATGGTGTAAATGAGACACAAGATATAAAATATGCAGAGTATCTTGCAACAGCTCTTGTGTGTGCTGACTGGGATAAGATAGTATTCCAACGTGACCCTTCAATAGTCGAAGACACATGGGGTATGAGCAGCTATGGATACCGCAGTACACCTGACGAAAACAACATAGCTGCTATCAAAGATCTGATCCAAGATCACCCGCAGAAAGTAGCTGAGTTTCTGGATGATCTGGGTATCAACTACTATGCCTTAGTAGAGGAGGCTCAGATTGATGACAGCAGATATTTCCAAGAGGATGTTAACTACGATAGGTATCAATATGCGTACTGACAATATGTCGCACTTGACAGAATCTCCAAGCTCCCCTATATAATATACTTAAGTATTACTAGAGAGATATACTTTATTATATATCTTAAAATATAATTACTTAAGTATTACTTTAGTACCCACCCTTAGCTCAACTGGATAGAGCAACTGCCTTCTAAGCAGTAGGCTGCAGGTTCGAGTCCTGCAGGGTGGGCCAAGGAGATTGACATGGAGAATCCACACGACGACTGTACCCATTGGATAGGAAAGCTATGAGATATAAAGATGCTGTAGATAAATACTTTAGGACGAGGCACTTCGCCTCCCTCTCCACCTCATCTCAAAAAGGTTACGAGGCCTGTCTAATTTCTTTTGGTCGTATGTCTATCATGGGCAAGAGATTGGCTAACGTAAACACAACAAAGATTAACGTGCTGTTCTGCACTGAGATGTACGACACGTGGGAATCAGTAACGTCTACATCAAACGCCAACCACAACGCCAGAGTATTCTCTGTGCTGATGAATTACTTGGTGTCGTTAGATTTAATACCAGCTAACCCAATGGCAAGAGTAAAGAAGAGGACAAGCACACCAAGGTCTGTCATATGGACGCATGAACAAGTGATGGAATTTCTTAACACCGCCTTCACTAAGTTTGAATGGCGCAACATAGGTCTAATAGTATTGATGTGCTATGAGTGGGGTCAACGTCCTATAGATATTAGAAATCTAAAGTGGGAGGATGTGGACCTAGACAAACGTGTAGTTAAGATAACCCAAAGCAAGAGAGGTGCAGTAGTAAAGTTACCTATACCAGATAATATTTTTGATATGTTATGTGAGCAGAGAAAAGACTGGGACTTCCAGCCATACGTAGTACCCTACCACAGAGCCTCAGACGGGTCTTACAGGCCGCTAACTGTTTACAACATGACTTCACTGCTCTCAGAGGTTAAGGCCACTGCAGGGTTACCTGATGACCTGAGGGTAGGTGACCTGAGGAAGACAGCGATAGTACAGATGATCGAGAGTGGGGTAGACCACCTTGCAATTCAATCTGTATCGGGGCATAAGAACGTAGCAAGTCTTAACCCGTACAATAAATTTAGTTTGAAGACAGCTACGTTAGCGTTAGATAAACGGCAAAGAGAATGATAGGGAGATAGTAATATGAATACGGTTTGGTTACTGGTTTGGTTTGTCTTTGTACCTGAGATGGGTATAAAGTATTATCACCTAGGTACATATGAAAATGAAACCTTCTGCAGTACTGCACTCAAAGATGCAGCGGTTATGGTCAACGACAAGAATGAGACAGTGGAATGTATTGGAGTACAGACAGATGATTAGGGCAACATACGTCAACCATATGGGTAACGACTTAACAGTAGCCAATGCTGCACGTGTATCGTTTGGCAAGACAAGTAAGATGGAAGATAATATGTGGGGTCCACCTTACCTCAAGGATAAGGATGCCAAGCTCATACGTTACCTTGCGGATCACAATCACATCAGTCCGTTCGGTCACTGCTTTGCCAGCTTCCACGTCAAGGCTCCCATCTTTGTAGCTAGGCAGCTGGTCAAGCACAAGTTCTTGAGGTGGAATGAGATCAGCCGTAGGTATGTCGATGATGAGCCTGAGTTTTATGAACCTAAGGATTGGCGTGGGCGCAGCTCTGATAAGAAGCAAGGTAGTGAAGGTGTTGTGAATATAATATTAGATCAAGAGGTTCAGTGGCATAGGCAGTTAGCTACCTACAAACACTTACTATCTGAGGGAGTAGCACCTGAGCAAGCACGTATGGTACTGCCGCAGTCTACTATGACTGAGTGGTACTGGTCAGGTAGTCTTGACGCCTTCTCCGATATGTGTAACCTACGTTGCAAGTCTGACACACAGGCAGAGACACGAGTGGTAGCTCAGGAGATTGACCGTAAGATGCTTGAAATATTTCCTGTATCGTGGGATGCATTGACGGATAACTCTGATGACTGATGATAAGTGGCCCTTAGAGGCAGACTTCACAAACATCAGGCCCATGACACCAGAGGAGCGCAAGGCTGCTCAAGAACGTGATGCAAAGAATGGTAAGAACAATGATAACAAGTGAATGGAGAAGGCTGATAGCAGAGGAAGAATCATTTAAGGAGAGTGTCTTGGCAGAGCATGGAGCAGACATAGTTAATGAACCCAAACACTACGCACGGTGGGCCATTGAGCCTATCACATACATTATGCGTAATGGCTTTGAGTTCTGGCGTGGTAACATTATTAAGTACGCTAGCCGTGCAGGCTACAAGATGTATGAGGGTAAAACGCAGGTACAAAGTGAGGTCATTGACTTAAAGAAAGTTCAACGCTATTGTCAAATGCGTATCAATCAACTTAATGGAGAGGAAAAGCTATGATACCTATAGGTCAACTAAGACTGTTACTCACTAAAGCTGGGCTGGAGTATTCCATTACTCGTATTGAAGGTAACGTGGCTCACGTTAACATACTAATAGCGGAGGTTAAGAAAGGTGTACACAGTTGAGTTCAATCACGACACTACCACCATAATAAGTATGGATGACCATGATCAGTTCGGTGATATTGAAATGACCTTGACTGACAATGGTTCAGTCTTTCTGGTTCAGTATGATGATGAAGCTGGTAGTTCCGATATGATTATGATAAGTCACCAACAGTTGATGGATGTAGTAGCTTCTATGGATAGCACTGAGGGTCTGTTTAGATTGGAGATTAGGAGGGACTAATATGGCGACGAACGATAACCCACACTTAGCTTGTCCGTATCAAGACTGCGGATCAAGTGATGCATTTAATTGGAATGATGATGGCTTTGGTCATTGCCATTCTTGCAGCAGAGCTTACCCAGAGAAAGGCATGCCAGCCACTTTCGAATGGGCAGCTACTGCTTACCCACTAAGGGAGAGGAGAAACCCGATGGACATAGAAGTAAAAGGTATGACGTACAATGGTATCAGGGGTATAGACCCTGATGTATGTCAGATGTATGGGATACAGATTCAGACAAGTGCTGATGGTATCCCTGTACGTTACGCCTACAAGTACCCGCATACAACCAAGTATAGAATGTATAACGACAAGTCTAAGTCATGGGTCAAAGACCGTGGCCTAGGTATGAACATGCTGTTCGGTCCAGAGTTCAATGCTGGTTCAAGCAATCGCATATACATTACAGAAGGTGAGTTCGATGCGGCTAGCCTTTACCAGATACTCGGCAAGACATTCCCCGTGAAGTCCCTGCCCAGCGCATCAATCGGTGAGAAGTTTATCAAGCACAACCACTCTTACCTGTCGTCATTCAAAGAGTTAGTTTACGCAGGTGAGTTGGACGATGCTGGTCGCAGGGCTGCAGACAAACTGTATCAAGCCTTCCCAGACAAATTTTATTACGTACCTATGTCTAAGTACAAGGATGCTAACGAGTTCCTTGAGGCAGGTGCAGGTGACGATCTTATGTGGGCTGCAAGGAAGCCCCAGAGATATTCACCAGAGAATTTCTTCTGCTCTGATGCAGATGTAGAAGCAGCAATCCTTACAGAAAACCCTTACGAGTATGTGCCTACTGGTCACGCTGGCCTTGACGATAAGATCAGGGGCATGGTTAAGGGAGGTCTTACCTTTATCAAAGCTCCTCGTGGTATGGGTAAGACCGAAGTTGTCCGGTTCTTTGAGACCAATCTACTGCGTGATGAGAGTACACGCATAGCCCTCCTACACATGGAGGAGATGAAGTCTACAACTTACCGTGCTATGGCTACCTACAAGTTAGGTGTCAATGTCCGTACCAAGGATGATGCCAAGGAAGCTGGTATCAGTGAGGCAGATGTCATCAAGGCTGCACAAGATGCAACTCAAGGTGAACGTACTATCATCTTTGAAATGCGTAGCCACGATGATCCATTAAAGCTACTCGATTATGTTAGGCTATCAGCATCTGTATACGGTGCTGGTTTTATATTCATTGAC